TACATCTTCTAGTGCAGTTCGTGGTGGTTCATTCAACATGATATTCCTAGACGAATTTGCATTCGTTCCAACAAACGTAGCATCAGACTTCTTCAGTTCTGTGTATCCTACAATTTCATCTGGTAAAACAACCAAGGTGATTATTGTATCTACACCTAACGGTATGAACCTATTCTATAAACTATGGACAGACGCAGAGAACAAACGTAACTCATACAATATCATTGACGTACACTGGAGTGAAGTGCCAGGCAGAGATGATAAGTGGCGTGAAGAAACAATTGCAAACACTTCAGAAGAACAGTTCCAAAGAGAATTTGAATGTGAGTTCTTAGGTTCATCCAATACACTTATTCACCCATCCAAGATTAAGACTATGGCGTTTCAAAACCCAATCGAGTCTAATGCTGGATTGGATATGTATGAAAGACCTAAACCACAGAATACATATGTTATGATAGCAGACGTATCCAGAGGTACGAATAACGACTACTCAGCGTTCATTGTGTTCGATGTTTCTACTGTACCCTATAGGATATGTGCAAAATATCGTGACAACGAAATCAAACCTATGCTGTTCCCTAATATTATACATGATGTTGCAAAAGCATACAATCAAGCATATGTTATGGTAGAGGTAAACGATATTGGTGAACAAGTTGCATCTGCTTTACAGTTTGACCTAGAGTACGATAATCTTATCATGGCGTCCATGAGAGGACGGGCAGGACAGGTTGTAGGGGGTGGTTTCTCTGGAGGTAAGGCACAACTAGGGGTTAGAACCACTAAAGCAGTAAAGAAGATGGGTTGTTCTAATATCAAACAGATTATTGAGACAGACAAGTTAATCATCAATGATTACAATCTAATCAACGAGTGGAGTACGTTTATTCTCAAAGGACAATCGTATGAAGCAGAAGAAGGACACTGTGATGACCTTGCAATGTGTTGTGTATTATTTGGATGGTTGGTTCAACAGACTTATTTCAAGGAGTTGACAGACGATGACATTCGTGCTAGAATGTATGCAGAACAACAAGGACAACTAGAACAGGACATGGCACCATTTGGGTTTATGGACAATGGTATAGATGACCCACACGGTGAAACTGTTATAGATGAGTATGGACAGAGATGGAGTCCAGTAGTTCGTTCATATGATTCTAATTGGTAGAGAACTTAAAATCCCTACATAATATCAGTAATATCGTTTTCTAACTTGAGGTAGCAGTTTGCACAGACTACTTTGGATTTGTTGATTAGGTCTAGTACTTCTTTCCTAGAATCCTCGTTCAAACCTTTTCTCTTAGTTAGAGTACGGACTTTACCCTCATGGGGGTAAAATTGTAGACAGGCAGTTTCAGATTCACCACAGTATTCACAAGATTTAGGCCCAAGATATTCATTAACCCATATCTTTCTTGCCCGATAATTGCGTTTAGATACCTTCTTTATGGTATCTTTGTACTTTTGATAGAAGTCTGACATATGTTTATTTATATGTTACTGAATCTATAAAAACTGTTTTGAAGAAAACAATTATTATAAATATATTCGTAAGTTTGAGGAAACACAAACCTATTATTATAATGTATCCAATAAAGGAGAAAAAGAGATGGCATTTCAAGTAAGCCCTGGCGTTCTCGTAAAAGAGATTGACTTGACGAATGTAGTCCCTGCTGTAGCAACATCAATTGGTGCGATTGCTGCTGGTTTTGGTAAAGGCCCAGTAGAAGAAATCATTCCAATTAGTTCGGAGCAAGAACTATATCAAGTCTTTGGTAAACCTGACTCAAATAACTTTGAGAACTGGTTCACAGCCGCAAACTTTCTTCAATACGGTAATGCACTTCGTGTGGTCAGAGCAGATACTGCTGCTCTCAACGCAACTGCAAACGGCGCCGGATTGAAGATTAAAAACGATTTTGATTATGATACAAATTATGCTGGTGGACAAGGTTCTGTCGGTAACTGGGCTGCAAAGTTCCCAGGCACAATCGGAAATGGTGTTGCCGTTCATGTGTGTTCTAATGCAACTGCATACGAACAAACTTTCACTGGTAACGCTGGTACACTAGGTGTAACAACTGGAACACCTGCTGTCGGTGCAACTACTGTTGGTGTTGACAATGGTGGTGGTTCTGCTGGTGACGGCGGTGGCGCTTATAACGTAGGCGATATCGTTTACTTCGGAGAAGCAGACGGTCAACAGTATGAAGTTACTGCAATCGCAACTGACAACCTAACTATCAGACAACTAGATTCAACTGGTGGACTAAAGACTGCCCTCGTTGCTGCGACTAATGTTCGTAGACGTTGGAAGTTCTATGACCTATTTGATGCTGCTCCAGGCACATCAACTTGGGCTGCAGACAAGTCTTATGTTGGTGATGAAATGCACGTTGTTGTATTTGATTCAACTGGTGGAAACACTGGTTTTGACGCAGACACTGCTGGACAAAGAACTAATGCAGTGATGGAAGTATATCCTTTCGTATCGCAGGCAGGAGAAGCAAAGACACCACAAGGTGGAACTAACTTCTATGCAAACGTAGTGAACAGAGGTTCTTCTCATGTTCGTTGGATGGATCATGATGGTTCACTGACAAACGCTGGTACTTCTAGTGCAACATATGCTTCAACTGCAACACACGCTGGTGTTATCGCATCTCCACTTAGTGGTGGTACAGATGACACACCAACAGTTGGTGAGTTAGATACTGCATATCAGTTGTTTGTTGACCCAGACACAATCGACATCAACCTTGTTATGGCAGGTTCTTGTCCTGCTAGTACAGATGGTGTAACACACGCAACGATGATTATAGACCTGTGTGAGGCAAGAAAAGATTGTATTAGTTTCATCTCTCCAAGAAGAGCAGATGTTGTTGGTATAACAAGTGCTATCACTCAGACATCTAATGTTGTTGGTTTCTTTAACCAACTCGCAAGTTCGTCTTATGCAGTGTTTGATTCTGGTTACAAGTATATGTATGACAGATACTCAGATGTATATCGTTACGTTCCTTTGAACGGTGATATCGCTGGACTTGCTGCGAATACAGACAATGTTGCTGACCCTTGGTTTTCGCCTGCTGGTTACAACAGAGGACAGATTCGTGGTGCAGTTAAACTTGCATACAATCCTAACAAATCTCAAAGGGATATCATTTATCCTGCTCGTATCAATCCTGTCATTTCACAGCCAGGTCAGGGAACACTCTTGTTTGGTGACAAGACTGCTCTTTCAAGACCTTCTGCTTTTGATAGAATTAACGTGCGTAGATTGTTCCTCGTACTTGAGAAGGCGATTGCAACTGCTGCTAAATTCCAACTGTTTGAGTTTAATGATAACTTCACACAGGCACAATTTAGAAACCTAGTAGAACCATTCCTTCGTGACGTACAAGGTAGAAGAGGTATTACTGACTTCTCTGTTGTTTGTGACGGAACAAATAACACTGGAGAGGTGATTGATAGAAATGAATTCGTTGGAGACATTTTTATTAAACCTGCCCGTTCAATCAACTTTATTACACTGAACTTTATCGCCGTAAGAACTGGTGTCGAGTTTAGTGAGGTAGGAGGTTAATCATGGCTAGTATAGACAACTTCAAATCACAACTACAAGGTGGTGGTGCAAGAGCAAACCAATTCAGAGTAACAGTTACAACACCAGCTGTTGCAACTGGACTAGAAGGACAGTTTGAAAAAACATCATTTATGATTAAGGCTGCACAGTTGCCTGGTCAAACCATTACAGAAATTCCTGTAAACTTCAGAGGTAGACAATTGTATATCGCTGGTGACAGAACTTTCGAGACATGGAACACTACTATCATCAATGACACAGACTTCTTTGTCAGAAATGGTATGGAATCATGGATGAACGGTATCAATGACTTAGAAGATAATCAGGGTGTTGACAACATGAACTTTTATGTTGCTGACCTTACTATTGAACAGTTGGGTAGAGATAACTTAATTCTCAAGACATATGTTCTTAAAGATTGTTGGCCAACAGTTGTTGCACCGATTGACTTGAACTATGATACTGTAAGTGAAATTGAAACCTTTGATGTTACTTGGAGATACACTAGTTTCTCTGCAAGTAATTTAGCAAACTAGTTTTACAATCCTACTAAATAGTAGGGTAAAATT